AAAGGAGAGGATACCGCGGTTATTCAATGAACCGACCTGACAGATTATGGAATAAGCTTTCCGTAACTGAAAAGGAGATAGGTGGAATTCCTAACTCAAGCATGGATATGAAGCAAGCACACGCCGCTGCAATTGAAATGTACATTGAAAACCACGTGGGTCTTATAGAAGAAGGCAACTACGGTACTATGTATTTTAACGATACACTAAACGACTGGTCTAAGTTTGATATAAATAATCGAACAAAATATGATGCCTCTATCAGCTCCGGTCTTGCTATTATGGCGTGTCATAAAGACTTGTATAAACCCGTAGGGGAACAACAGAAAACAAAACTAAACCTAAAGATTGCTAGATACAGTCAAGACGGTTACACTTCAAAAATAATAAAATGACAATATGGCTAATGCAGTTGTAAGTAACTTTTTCCCAAGTCAGGTAGCTAGCGACCAAGAAAAAATGTCGCCAGAATATGGCTTACAGGTAGGCCGTGCCATTCAAAACGAATGGTTTACTGGCAACCAAGGGAGCGTAAGGTTTAGAAGTAATCAAGACAGCTTCCATAGCCTACGTTTGTATGCAAGAGGCGAGCAGCCAATTCAAAAGTACAAAGACGAGCTTTCAATTAATGGTGACCTATCATATTTGAATCTTGATTGGAAGCCTGTACCTATATTGTCTAAGTTCGTCGATATTGTTGTTAATGGTATCGCGGATAGAACATTTGATATTAAAGCATTCTCTCAGGACCCATACGGCGTTGAAAAGCGTACGGCTTATATGGATTCTATTATTAGAGACATGCAAACTAAAGAGCTTAACGATTACGCGGCAGAAGCATTTGGCATTAATCTTTACGAGAACGATCCAGCAGCTTTACCGGAATCTAAAGAAGAGCTCGAGCTACACATGCAACTTAGCTACAAGCAAGGAATTGAAATTGCTGAAGAGGTTGCAATAAACACATTGTTAGATGGTAATAACTACGACCTTATTAAAAGACGTATCTATTATGATTTAACAACTATTGGTATTGGTGCTGTAAAAAATACATTCTCAGAATCTGAAGGTGTATTAGTTGAGTACGTTGATCCAGCAAACCTAGTATACTCTTATACAGAATCGCCATACTTCGAAGACATTTATTATGTTGGTGAAGTTAAAACTATTCCTTTAAGTGAATTAAAGAAGCGCTACCCTAATCTTACACAAGAAGACCTTGACAAGATTAAAGGCGAAGGTTCACAAAACCTAATGGGTGGATGGAATAGAAGTGAGATAAACGATAACTACTACGATTCAAATACCGTTCAAGTATTGTACTTCAACTACAAGACATACATGAACGAAGTATATAAGATTAAAGAAACAGCCACAGGCGCTGAAAAAGTAATCTTACGTGACGACCAATTTAATCCGCCAGCCGATGCTGAAGGATTTGCTAAAGCATCTCGCTCATTAGAAGTACTTTACGAAGGTGCGATGGTTCTTGGCACGAGTACATTGCTAGAATGGGGTATCGCCGAGAATATGATGCGTCCTAAGAGTGACTATAATAAAGTAAAAATGAATTACAGCATTGTAGCACCTAGAATGTATAAAGGTCGTATCGAATCTATCGTAAGCCGTTGTACTGGCTTTGCTGATATGGTTCAGCTTACACACTTAAAGATGCAGCAAGTATTAGCTAAGATGATGCCTGATGGGGTATACATGGATGCTGATGGTCTTGCTGAAATTGATTTAGGTAATGGCACTAACTACAACCCGCAAGAAGCGCTTAACATGTTCTTCCAAACGGGTTCTGTTATTGGCCGCTCATTTACACAAGAGGGTGATATGAACCCTGGCAAAGTGCCTATTCAGCCATTACAGACTGGTGCGGGTGGTCAGAAGCTACAAACTCTTATTCAGACATATAACTATTACTTGCAGATGATTCGTGACGTTACGGGTCTTAATGAAGCTCGTGATGGTTCTACACCTGATTCAAGAGCATTAGTTGGTGTACAGAAACTTGCAGCAGCAAATTCAAATACAGCTACTCGCCACATCTTAGATTCAGGATTGTTCTTAACAGCAGACGTTGCAGAATCTTTGTCACTAAGAATATCTGATATATTAGAGTACAGCCCATCACGCGAAGCATTCATCCAAAAGATTGGTGGATTCAATGTAGCTACGTTAAGCGAATTAACTGAGCTGCACCTGTACGACTTTGGTATTATGCTTGAGTTGTCACCGGATGACGAAGAAAAAGGCATGCTCGAAAACAATATTCAAACAGCTTTATCGGCTGGGCTTATTGATTTAGAAGACGCAATAGATATCCGTGAAGTTAAAAACCTTAAGCTAGCTAATCAATTATTGAAGCTACGCCGTAAGAAGAAACTTGAGCGCGATCAGATGATGCAGCAGCAGAACATTCAAGCACAAGCGCAAGCAAATGCACAAGCACAACAAGTTGCAGCACAAGCTGAAGTACAAAAAGACCAAGCGTTGTTCCAAACTAAAGCACAGCTAGAGCAGCTTAAAGGACAGCTTGAACAACAAAAAATGCAACAAGAAGTTGCTGCCAAGAAAGAGTTGATGGCATTGGAATTCCAATACAACATGCAACTTAAAGGTATTGAGGTTGATGGGCAGAAGCAAAAAGAAGCACAGAAAGAAGACCGTAAGGACAAAAGAACTAAGCTTCAAGCTACCCAACAAAGTGAATTGATTGAGCAAAGACAGAATCAATCAGGTCCAAAAAACTTTGAATCCTCTGGAAATGATATACTTGGCGGTGGTTTCGGTTTAGGTACGTTTGAACCTAAGTAATAATAAATACATATAATTATATAATATCTTATCATGAGTGAAGAAACTACTAACCCGGTGGCTAGCGTCGATGACGACGGTACCATCAAATTAGACTTACGACAAAATGCCGTTCAAGAGCAAAGCACAGATGAGGTTCCTGTACGCGACGAATCCGAAGTTAGCGAAGGAATACCAGAGCAAGACGTCGAAGAGTCAGTTGCAGAACCTACCCGAGAAGAAGAGGTCAGCGTTCAAGATGAGCAACCTGTTCAAGAAGAAGTAGAGCAACCAGTACTTCGTGAAATTACAGACGAAGAGGTTGAAGAAGTAACAGATGAGTTACAAGAAGAGGTTGCGGAAGCAATTGCTGAATCAGCCGTAACAGGTGTAGAACTACCGGAAAACATTCAAAAGGTTGTAGACTTTATGAATGAAACAGGCGGAAGTCTTGAAGACTATGTTCGCCTTAATACAGATTACGCATCGTTAAACGAAGACCAGCTGCTTCGTGAATACTACCAAAACACCAATCCGCATTTAGATGCTGATGACATCGAGTTTATGTTAGAGGATAAGTTCTCTTTCGATGAAGAACTGGATGACGAACGGGAAGTACGCCGTAAGAAGGTGGAACGCAAGCAAGCATTAGCAAATGCGAAAAATCACTTAGACAGCTTAAAGTCTAAGTACTACGATGAAATTAAGATGGGTTCAAAATTGAATCCAGAACAGCAAAAAGCGGTTGAGTTTTTTAATCGCTATAATAAAGAGAGTGAAGAGGCTGCGAAAGTTGCTGAACGACAAACTAGCAGGTTTAAACAAGAAAGCGCGAAAGTGTTTAACGAAAAATTCGAAGGTTTCGATTATTCAGTTGGAGACAAGAAGTACCGCTTTAAGGTTAACAACGCTGGCGAGGTTAAAGAGACTCAAGGTGACATTAACAACTTTATCAAGAAGTTCTTGAATGAAAAGGGGGAGATGAAAGACGCCAAGGGTTATCATAAATCGCTGTTCACAGCTATGAACGCTGATCAAGTTGCACAACACTTTTACGAGCAAGGCAAAGCTGATGCAGTAAAAGAAAGTATGGCACGCACGAAGAACGTCAGTATGAATCCGAGAGGGGTTCATGAAGAAGTAACGGCGTCTAACGGGTGGAAAATACGCGCAGTTGATAGTGGGCAAAGCACTTCTAAGCTCAAGGTTAAGTTTAGAAAATAATAATCCATTTAAAAATAATTAAAAATGGCTTTAGCAAACACTGGTGCTGCACTACAGCATCTTACTCCACGTCCTGTTAAAGGATTGTTTGGGGACAACTACTTGTCTGTGGCTGACATGGACTTTACACAACAATTTCTTCCTGAAGTTTACGAAAAGGAAGTAGAGCGCTACGGAAAGCGTACTGTAGGTGGATTCCTACGTATGGTTGGCGCTGAAATGCCAATGGCTTCTGACCGCGTTGTATGGTCTGAACAAGGCCGTTTGCACATCGCTTATGACGGTGTTAACTCAAACGCTGCTGGTTCTACCATCACTTTGACTGGATTGCCTACAGGTTCTGATACTTCACTTATCGGTGTTGGTCAAACTTTGGTTATCTCTAACGGTACTGTTACTGCAAAAGCTCGTGTAGATAGCATGGGAACTTTCACAAGTGGTGCTGGCGATACTTCTACTCAGGTAGTAAATATCAAAGTATACGGTGAAACAAGTGCTGTTCTTCCAACTGCATTGCGTAGCGCAAGCGGTACTTTGAACATCTTTGTATTCGGTTCTGAGTACGCTAAAGGATCTGGCGATGTAGGTAACTCATTCGACTCTTCTTTCACTACTTTTGAGAACAAACCAATCATCTTGCGCGACAAGTACAATGTGAACGGTTCTGACGTTGCTCAAATCGGTTGGGTTGAAGTTACTACTGAAGCTGGTACTGGCGGTTACTTGTGGTACTTGAAGTCTGAGCACGAAGCTCGTCTACGTTTCGAAGACTACTTGGAAATGAGCATGGTTGAAACTGAAAAAGCAGGTGCTGCTAGCATTGCTACAGGTGTTACAGGTTCTGAAGGTATGTTCGAAGCTATCGAAACTCGTGGTTTGGTTTACAACTCTACTGATTTCGGTGGTGCTAACGGTCTTGGTCAATTTGACGAAATCCTAGCTGAACTTGACAAGCAAGGAGCTATCGAAGAAAACATGTTATTCTTGGATCGCGCTACTTCTTTGGGTATGGATAACATGCTTGCTGCTCAAAACTCTTACGGAGCTGGTGGTACTTCTTACGGTGTGTTTGACAACTCAGCTGATATGGCGTTGAACTTAGGATTCTCTGGATTCCGTCGTGGTTCTTACGACTTCTACAAGACTGACTGGAAATACTTGAACGATTCAACTACTCGCGGTTCTATCGGCGATATCGAAGGTGTTCTTGTTCCTGCTGGTACTTCTACTGTATACGATGAGCAATTGGGTACGAACATTTCTCGTCCATTCTTGCACATCCGTTACCGTGCTAACGAAGCAGAAGATCGTCGTATGAAGTCTTGGATTACTGGTTCAGTTGGTGGTAACTACACTAGCGCAGTTGATGAGATGAACGTACACTTCTTGTCTGAGCGTGCACTTTGTGTACAAGCAGCTAACAACTTCGTATTGTTGAAGTAAGCTTATAATATTGTCCCCGGCTTCGGTCGGGGGCATTATTCTTTTATTTATTTAATCTTATTATATCATGGCAACAGCTAAAAAACCCGCAGCAAAAGCAGCTCCGGTTAAAAAAGAAACTACAGTAGAGGCTCCAGTAGCACCGGTTAATAAAATCGAGGTAACGCCTCCTACTCCTAAAAAACCAAAGTGGGAATATAAAGACCGCTTATACGAATTAACAGGCCGTAAAAAGCCTTTGGTATTTACACTACCCGCAGTGCATTCAGCTAAAAAACCTTTGCTTTGGTTTGACGAAGAAAAAGGTTATCAGCGTGAAATTAGATATGCTACAAATCAGCGTTCTTGTTTTGTTGATGAGCAATCTGGGCCTGCAACACTTGGGCGCATCGTATTTAGAAACGGTGTATTGAATGTGCCAAAAGAAAATGTAGTGCTACAACAACTGCTATCTCTTTATCATCCATTCACAGCTAAAGGCGTTATTGAAGAATACAAGCCTGAAACAATTGCTGAAGACGAAATGGGGTGGATTGAGCTAGAGCTTGATGCAATGAATGCTGCAAAAGCAATGGATATTGACGAAGCAGAAGCAATCTTGCGTGTAGAATTGGGTTCTAAGGTATCTGAGATGAGTTCTAAGGAACTTAAACGTGATCTCCTTGTGTTTGCCCGTCGTAATCCAGAATTGTTCATAGAACTAGCTAATGATGAAAACGTACATTTACGTAACATCGGAATTAAAGCAACAGAACAAGGCTTGATTTCATTATCACAAGACAATAGAACGTTTAGCTACACTAGTACTGGACGTAAACTAATGACGGTGCCTTTTGATGAGCACCCATACTCAGCACTTGCAGCTTACTTCAAAACAGATGAAGGGATGGAAGTTCTGAATACAATTGAAAAACGATTATAAAACAATAGTGGGGGTTACTGAGGTAGCCTCCACTTTAATCACATAAAACTATGAGCGTAAGCGTAGACACTGTTTATCAACGAGTATTAGCGATACTCAACAAAGAACAAAGGGGATATGTTACGCCTCAGGAGTTCAATCTATTTGCCAATCAAGCGCAGCTAGATATCTTTGAGCAATACTTTTACGACATCAATCAGTTCGGTCGTCTACACGGTAATGATACCGAGTACTCTGATATGCTCAACATCCTAAACGAAAAAATAAACTTATTTGAAGTTACGGCTGCAATGACCTACGCTGTTGGTTATTGGTCAGCCCCGAATAATTTATACCGTATTGGTACAGTTATTTACGGCGGTAAAGAAGTGGAGCGCATTAACAACAATGAGTTCTTATATATCAATGCATCGCCATTAACTAAACCTTCGAATGCACGCCCTGTATTTATCGCAAGTGCTAATGGATATAAAGTATACGGTGATAGCGAATTAACTACAGGGGTAACGTGTAATTATATTAAAAAGCCGGCCACTGTATCTTGGGCTTACACTACTGTGCTTGGTGAAGCACAATACAATGCTTCGAATTCAACTGACTTTGAACTGCATCCTTCTGAAGAAACAGAATTAGTGATTAAGATACTAGAGCTTGCAGGTATTTCAACTAAAGAGCTACAGGTATATCAAATTGCGGCTCAAGAAGAAGCTAAAAACACTCAACAAGAAAAATCTTAATAAATGGGGCTAATAAATCAAACTAACGAACAATACTATGACGGTGCTGATGGCATTTGGAATAGTGGAGACGAAAACTACGGCGACTACCAGTTTGCTAGCCTCGACGATATTATAACAAACTTTATGATTGCTTATGTTGGTGAAGATAAAATCATCAGCAAGATTAAGCGTACGGACGTGATGTTCCATGCTAAGCGAGCAATTCAAGAGTTTAGCTTCGATGTATTCCCATCTGAAAAAGCGCAAGAGGTAGAAGTTGGCCCAGCGTTAAATATGATACTGCCTCAAGACTACGTTAACTATGTTAAGTTTTCTTACACTGATGACAGAGGTCTTGAAAGAATATTGTATCCAACGCGAGATACTTCTAATCCAATCGCTATTACTCAGGATGCTAACTACGAATACTTATTTGATAACAACGGTGAGATTATAGAAGCCGATGAATCGACCACATGGGAGCGCTATAAAGCTTCAGGTGTTGACCAATCAAATAATGTAAATAACGCTAACGACCTCACAGACAGCGAGTTATTCAACTTATACCGATATGGAAGACGCTACGGGATTAGCCCTGAACATGCTCAATCTAACGGCGTGTTCTATATCGACAAATTAAAAGGCATTGTACACTTCAGCTCACACCTATCCGGTCAGATTGTAACACTTAAGTACATTAGCGACGGATTAGGTACAGATGCTGAAATGCGTGTACACAAATTAGCTGAAGAAGCTATCTATAGATACATTGCTCATGCTGTTATAGCTACCCGAGCAAATACTCCTGAATACCAAGTTAACCGATTTAAGAGAGAGATGGTTGCGGCTAAGCGTAACGCTAAACTGCGCATGTCTAACCTTAAAATATCCGAGCTTGCCCAAGTAATGAGAAATCAATCTAAGTGGATTAAACACTAATATATGGCTAAACTGCAGCATACATTTGTCCAGGGTAAAATGAATAAAGACCTTGATGAAAGGTTGGTACCCAACGGGCAATATCGCGATGCTCAGAATATTCAGATAAGTACTTCTGAAGGCTCTGATGTAGGCGCTGTTGAGAATATACTAGGTAATACTAAGAAGAACAATAAACCCGGAGGTGGAACATGGAATGCCAACTTTGGGTTAACTAATGCTGAATGTATTGGTGCAGTTCGTGATAGCCAGAATGAAAAAATATATTGGTTTGTAACTAGTGATAGCGTCGATGCTATACTCGAGTACGATCAGTCAGCGAATGTAATTGCTCCAGTGCTTGTTGATACTGGTAGCATATTAGACTTTAGTGCATCTAATCTTATTACTGGTATTAATATACTTAGTGGTATGTTGTTTTGGACAGACGATAACTCTGAGCCAAAGAAGATAAGCATAAGCAGATTTAAAGCGGGCAGTACACAACCTGGTAGTGTATTAAATACAAAGACACAAGTATACGGTAGAGATTTTATTGAATCAGATATCACTGTTATACTTAAGTCCCCAACTAAAGCGACTTCAGTTTTAGCTGAACCTTCGCTGGTAGGCGGAAACGGAACAGGCATTACCCCTGTAACTACAGTTCCTGTTAATTTTAATACAGGCACCGGCGGTTTTTATTCACTACCTGTAGGAAGTGTAGTGGCTATAGGTTGGGCACCATTTGTTGCACCTAGCTCTAGCTTTAACGGTAGAAACGTTAGATTAACAACTAAGATAATAAATTCTGATAATACTACGGATGATTTTGAAGTGGTAGGTACATTGTCAAATTTAACGGCGCCAGAAGTGCCCGGGCAATATACAGAAGGTGATTTAACGATAGTTAGTATTTCATCTGATGTACCAAATTTAGAGTTGGCATGGGAAATGCTTTTAATCGAAGAGGAACCTATTTTTCAAAATGACTTTCCTAGATTTTCATATAGATGGAAATATTCAGACGGAGAATACTCTACATATGCGCCTTTTTCCGAAGCTGCGTTTGTACCAAATAAATTTGACTACGACACTGTAGAGGCGCACAACCTAGGCATGAATAATTTTGTGCGCAAAATAACACTTAGTAACTTTGAAACACCCCCCGCTAATGTTGTTGATGTTGAGGTGCTTTACAAGGGTGTGTCATCGAACAATGTATACAACCTTGAGACATTTAAGCTAAGTGATGGGGCGTTAACCTCATTCGTTATTACAACAGAGCTTCTTGGCAATGTAATTGAAAGTGCACAGCTGCTAAGACCTTGGGACAATGTGCCCCGCAAAGCTAAAGCGCAAGAGGTTATTGGTAATAGAATAGTCTACGGGAATTACTTGCAAAACTACACTATAGATGATACTATAGGCCTTGCAGGAGGGCAGGTTAATACAGCTCACGCTGCAAATTCATTAGGCGAAGAATCTGTAAAGTCTAATAGAACATATCAGATAGGTGTAACATTTATAGATAAGTTTAATAGAGAGTCACCTGTATTTACAAATAAAGACGGAGCACAAAATGTTCTTCCCACTAAATCCGTTAATAGCAATGCCTTAACAGCCAGTGTATCATCAACCGCACCAAGCTGGGCATCGGCTTACAAATATTATGTAAAGGATCCGTCGCCTGAATATTATAACTTAGTGCTTGATCGTGTTTATGATGCTCAGGACGGTAACGTATGGCTAAGTTTTCCTTCTAATGAACGAAACAAAATTTCAGAGGGCGAATATATATTTTTGAAAAAGCAACACGGTGCCGACGTACCAGTAGTAGCCGAAAATAAATATAAAATATTAGAAATAAACAATGAGGCGCCTGAGTTCATAAGCTCGTTGCCTACAGCTGTAGCAACCTCTGGTATATATGTAGACGCAGGTAATTTTGTTTTAGGTAATTCAAAGATAACCTTCCACGCTCATTTATACTCTATAATACCGGAATTTCATAAAGAATTTAACAGTGCGGACAGTATACAATTTTATACAGACACTCAAATATCTAAGAGGTATGAAATAATAAAAGGAGGGCCTAATGGGGAGATAGATGCGCACGGCAGCCCGTCACACGCTGTTTTTGAAGCTATATTAGCAGAAGGTATTTCAGATGCTGATACTTGGCTTACAGCTTACACAACGGAAACACAAATTAGCGCTACTCTATATAAAAATGTTAATGAAGGCTTACCTGAATTTCAGGGTAGATTTTTTATTAAAATCCCTAGGAATTCTGCTTTTATAACAAATGTTGAATTACCGTCGCAAAATAGTGCTAATTTTAGAGTTTCTGTGCAAACAAGAAATAATGACTTGTATGAGAACATGCCGGCTGGTCTTAACTCCGCAAGTGATTATTTAGCTTTCGGAGATACCAATGCAAGCCCGTCAGTACCGATAAACACACCGGCCGACGGATTCTCTGACTTTACATTAGTTTCTTCTGCTTCCCCGACTGGTTCAACCTTAACTACATCGACGTTTAATGCGGTTGAAATAGGCGCTAAAATTAGATTTAAAAGGAATGGAAACAACGGCGAGGTGTATACCGTTGCTAATGTTACGGAATCGTCTTACACTAGAGTAATTGGATCAAAAACGTTTGGCTTTAATGTAAAGCAAGTTACTATTGATAGGAATTACAGCGATACGCTTAGCGGAACGCCAACACGACTTCAAATATTAGATTTACAGGGGACAGGTACGTTTATTACTAGAGACCCAGGTATATTCGAAACAGAGCCTGCAGATTTGGCAGATTTAGACATTTACTATGAAGCTAGTGATGCATTAGCGATTGCTAACTTAAGTAATACTGTAGCTTTAAACTGGTGGAATTGTTACTCATTTGGCAATGGTGTTGAGTCTGACCGCATTAGAGATGATTTTAATGCACCAAGAATTGGCAAAGGGGTTAGAGTATCTTCTACACTTGAAACGCCATACGAAGAAGAAAGACGCGGTTCTAGTATGATATTCAGTGGTATATTTAATTCTATTAGCGGAATTAACAATACTAATCAGTTCCTTACTGCAGAGAACATAACTAAAGATTTAAACCCAATATACGGTACAATACAAAAGCTTCATGCACGTGACACTGACTTAGTTGCATTGTGTGAGGACAAGTGTTTTAAAATATTGGCTAATAAAGATGCATTGTTTAATGCTGATGGTAACACAAACGTTACATCAAATAACAATGTACTTGGCCAATCAATTCCATATGTAGGCGAGTTTGGTATATCTAAAAATCCTGAATCGTTTGCATCGTACGGATTTAGAGCTTACTTTACAGATAAATCCCGAGGCACGGTCATTAGACTATCTAGGGACGGCATTACGGAGATTGCAGACAAAGGTATGTCTGATTACTTCCAGGATAAATTAAAGTCCGCTACAGGCACTCTAATTGGCTCGTATGACGAACGTGCTGGCTCATACAATATTAAAATTGGTAATGAGCAGACATCGTTTAAAGAAAAAGTTAATGGTTGGTCAACAAGATTAACTTATTCACCGGAATTTGCTGTTTCATTAAACAATGAATACTATAGCTTTAAAGCTGGTGAAATTTGGGAACATTCTAATAGTACAAGAGCAAACTTTTATGGTGCACAACAACCGACAACTGTTACATCTGTACTCAATGATGCCCCAACAAGCATTAAGAACTTTAAGACTTTGTCGTACGAAGGGGATGCCGGGTGGGCAGCCACTATCACAACAAACGAACAAGAAGGAACTATAGATTCTTGGAAGAAAAAAGAAGGTATATACTTTAACTTTATTAAAGGTGTTAATGATACATGGGATAGTCAGAACCAAACCGGTACACTAAATACTAAAGAGTTTTCGGTTCAAGGTCTTGGTGAAGTTGACTATGTAAACGTTATCGGTAACACGTTTGAGTTAGGCTTAACAAATGGAGTAAATACTTCTTTACAAATTGGTGATACGGTTTACTACCAAGATCAGGCCGAGGATGTGATAATTATTGGAGAATGTTTAGCTATAACAGAAAATTCAATAACGGTTAATAACGACGACCCAACTGTTGATGACCCAGAAGACCAAGACTTCTTGTTCTTTGTTAAAGACAATCGCGTTAATACGTCTGGTCTACTTGGCTATTATGCTGATGTAGAGCTTTCTATTACGAGTGGCGAGAGAAAAGAGCTGTTTGCTGTAAACTCTGAAATATTTATCAGCAGCGAATAATACGTAATAATAATTTATAACTTTAATTAATATGTTCGGAGATATATTTGAAGGCGCTGTTAGGTTTGGCGCATCATATGCCGGTGGCAAAAAGCGACTAGAACGACAGAAGCAAGCTCAAGCTGAGTATGATGTATCTATGGCTGACTACTTTGCTCAGGATACTTCAAACTTATATTCAGGTCTTCAGAACACAATGGAGGACCTCACTATAAACACACAAGCGGCGGATTTTGCAGCGGCACAGCAAGCACAAGGTTTAGCTAATATAATGGGTCAAACAAGACAATCAGCTGGTGGCAGTGGGATTGCTGCATTGGCGCAGTCTTTAGCTAATCAACAAGCTCAATCAGCACAAGCAGCATCAGCAAGTATTGGTCAACAAGAAGCTGCTAATCAAAGAATGGCCGCAAGTGAAGCGGGTAGATTGCAAATGGCAGAGCGAATGGGTGAAGGGCAATCAAGAGCATTGCAAGCACAGTTACTTGGTGAGCAATTTCAAATTAATGCTAATGAGCTCGCATCGTCAGAAGAAGCAATACAAGCAGCACAAGCAGCTAGGATACAAGGTTTAGGACAAATTGTTGGGGGAGTTGGCAATTTAGGTACAGCTGCAATGGGTCTCCCCACAGAAACATTAGGCAAGCTAGGTAATTTAGGTATCGGTCTAGCAGACGCTGGTAATGCATTAGGTTTAAGATAATGGCTAAGCAACAAGGATATGGCGTTGTAAGCGCCGCGGCAAGAGTTTCAAATGTTCAGGGAAGCTTTCAGGACCGAGGAGAACAGTTTATGACTGGATATAATAAATCCTTGCAAAAGAAAAAAGAACAAGAACAAAAGAATAAAGAAACGCAATCTAGGGTTAACTCTTTGATGGGTGGGTTTAAGAATGACATCGATGTTCTTAAATTTAAACCTGAAGACCAAACTTTAGTTAAAAATACTATTGTAGGTTGGCGTAATCAATATGCTGAGGCAGCTAACATTGCAGCTAAAATTCAGGATAAGAGTAGCGCTCAATACCAAGAGCAGATGGACATTATGAACGGTATTGAAAACCGTATGTCTAACCTAAAGAGCAATCTAGACCAACTTGCTGCATTTAAAGGTGAATACGCAGATAATATTAAGGCAGGCACATATTCTAATGCTGGACTTAATAGTGCTCCATTAATGCAAGGTGAGGTTATGCTTAATAATGCTATTGGTGGTATAAACGACAACGGCGATTTAACATGGAACAGCAAAGAAGCTGGAGAGTTTAACTTCCAAGATTACGAAATGCCTTTTGAAAAAGCTGTTGGTTTAGCCACTGCATTAGGTAGAATTGCTGATCCAATTAGAAGACAAAAAACACCTCTTGATAATCTTCAGCGAAAAGAAATTAGAGAGAAGGTTGAAGGTCTTGCAAGTAATCCTAAAGCATTAGCTAGTCTTATATCTGATAGCGATATAGCTGCTTTCGATTTTAGCAACATCGATCCTGAAGACCCGAATGCTAGAGAAGAAGTAGTTGATTTACTTGTTCAATCTATTTACAATCTTAGAGGTTCTGGTTTAGCACCAACAGATAAAACAACTGCAACTGGTGGGTCTGCTAAAAAAGATAGAACACCTGAGTATGTAGAAAAGCTTGATGCTATTTTTGAGATGCCTGGTGTACCAAAAACAATTGGTGGTGTAAGAGTGTATTATGACCCTGATGTTCCAATGACCGACCCAGAAGGTGAGCGCATTCAAAAAGGTGGCTTCGTATATAAAGGTGGTGGCCAAACAATCGTACTTAGCTACGATGAAATGATTGACTTTTTAAATTCTTAATATAATATGAATACAAACGATTTAACAGCTGGCCAAATTGAATTCTTGGCCAAAAAGCTTGGCATGACTGTTGAAGAGTATAAGCTTTCCCAATCTGGCCTGGGAAAGACGACCGGTTCCGAGGAAATAACTCCACCGACGGAACCAGAAAAGAAGGCGGCCGCTGGGGATTCCAGTTTGGCCGATACTTCATTGGAGTTACAAGATCTTAATCCTGTAGATAAAGCGCTTAAGAGATTAAGCACCGTAAACATATCTCAAGACTATTTAGACATTGAAAAAAATATAGATACCCCTAAAAAGGTACCTGTAAAGGAAATGACACCTAAGGGCATATTAATGGCTACAGGTGAATTCTACGATGTATATGCTTACGACGACTTTATTGCACCCGCTAAACAAAAGTTAGGCGAAGGAGCAAAGCCTGAGGATATTACAGCCGAAGCAAAGGCTATGTATCTTAAGACTGCAAAATCTAATTTGTTTAACTCAAAGGTTGAAGAAATTTTAGAAGATTTTGATGACGAGATTTACAGTCCTCTTGGTCGCTTGAAGAAATATATGACAACTGCATTTGCTGGTGCTGACCTATCGGAAGGCGCTGCGCAAAAGATAGAGTTGCAAAAAGAAATTGAAAAAAGCCGTCAAAACGCTATTGCAGAAATTGATAGGCTTGCTAAAAATAGAGTTGCTGAAGAAGCATACTTAGAAACATCGGCAATTAAGTTAAATCAAATTGGCGAGAAATATAAGAAAGACCCTGCATCTGTTACTCCTCAGGAGATAGAAGAATACAAAGAACTTAGCCAAACCTATAGTGAAGTTTACGATTCTTATAAAGCTACTAATGAAGATTTAGCTAAAACAGTTGAAACAGGTCAAAATTTAGAAGAGCTAGTAGACTTAACAGCAAGGTCTTATGATAACTTAGATATCGCTGTAGGACGTGTTAGTGCTGCTGCATTAAACGCTAGTGGTAACATACTTAACTTTGCTAGAGAAATATCACCAGATAAGATTAAAGAGCGTGTTACAGGAGAAGAAGCTACAGGGTATGTACCTTTTTATATAGCTGGTATTCCGATAAAAGCAAGTTTAAATCTTTTGTCTACTACAGGTGATGCGCTTGTAAATGCTTCTGAAGATATTACAGGTAAAATTGAAAAACGCCAAGAGCTAGGTAAGGTTAAATCAGTAGAAGACTTTTTAGAGTTTGGTTTAGATTTATTTACTGAGCAAGCGGTTAATACTGCTATTACTGCTGGTGTACCTGGAGCTGGTCTAGGTTTAATTGCCGCTAGTGCATCTGGCGAGAAGTTTCGTACAATGCAAATAGAAATGGATAATGGTGAAGAAATATCACCATTACGTTTTTATACTGCGGGTATTATGTACGGTGCTGGTGAATACATTACTGAGAAAATAGCATTAGACCAGTTTTTAACAGCGAAAAAAAGTATTAAAAAATCGTTTGACTTATCTCGCACAGACCTTACTCAGAATCCAATGACTACCCTTAAAGCTTTAGAAACTTGGGGTACTGGTTTGAACAAAGAGGGTAGAGCGGAGCTTGGATCTCAGCTAATAAGCAACTTTGCAGATAGATGGGTATTAGATAAAAAAGAAGTTGGTATTTGGGACGGAATTGGAGAAGCATACCTTTCAGGAGCAGTTATGTCTGGTCTTGGATTTGGTGCACCTTCTTTAATGACTAATATATATTCAGCGGCAACAACCGGTAATGAACAAGCAGTAGCGAATAGAAGAAGTACTCGTGTAATTGAGATTACAAATAAGATTAATGACTTGCAGTCTGGTAATATTAATGACCCGCAAGTTCAAGAAGCTATTGGTGCGTTGCAAGAAGAAGCAGATGGTTTAATTAAAGAAAACCTTGCTTCAATGAAATTAGCTGAAGCTCGTATAGATGAACTTTCTAGAGCTGATAAGCGTATTTTGTTAAATATTGATAGTCAAGTATATAAGGCTAAAGGTGCTATTGATAGAATTAACGCTAATGAAAATCTTTCGAAATCTGAAAAAGAAAGTCTTATTGCAAAACATGCAACTAATATTACAAGCTTAGAATTTAGAAAAGAAGACATTTTAGATGCCAGTTTTGAATCCAAAGCAAAAGCAAAGGCTAAAGCATTCCAGATTAGAACAGCGGTATCAAAAGACCTTAGATTTTCTTATATTAATTCTAATACTATAGAAGAAGGATTAGAAGACGCTATAAAAACTGTTAATGAAAGTGACCTTAGTGATGAAACAAAAACTAGGCTGCTTCAAGAAATAGCGGAAACAAAAGCAGAAGTTGCAGAGGCTAAAGGTAAAGGAGAAGCGAGAAATGGTGTTTACTTAGGTGCTGAATTTGGATTACCTATTGCTATTGTTTCCGAAGCTGGTGCCAAAATAAATCGTTCTGTTGCCGCTCACGAAATTGCGCATGCTACATTGTTTAAAAAGCTATTACAAGCTGATACAAATATAATAGGTCTTGCTAATGATTTAAGAAGCTATATGGAACGTACTTACGGCCGTATCGCTATAGAAAAATTTGAGGCATTTGATCGTGATTATTCCGATGAAACAAACCAGGCTACAAAGGCAGAAGAGTTAATGAATGCTGTTGTAGAATTGTCAAGACATTTTGATTTAAAAACCACAGCTAATAAAACTATACTTGGAAAAATATTTAATCGTTTCAATAAAATTGACATGGAAGGCGCCAATACTTCCGAGATTAAAAATGGTAAAGATGTATTAGCTGCTATTGAATCTTTTAATGCTGCATTTGACACAGGGGTAATATCTGGACTAGCAGCTAAAATATTTAAAGGCGAAGTAAAAGCAAAGATCGCTAAGTTTAAAGAACAAGAGCAAAAGCTTCGTGGTGGTAGGAAGTTTAGTATGAGTAAATCTGCTGAACGTGCTAAAGCTCAACTTGAAAAAATGCAAGCAGAAGGGTATGACCCAAATAGCATTGAATTATATGAAGCACTTCAAGGTATGGTTGGGGCTCAGCTCTCAAAATACCAAGCTAAAGGTCTTCAAATCACAGATGAAGAAGAAGCCGTCTCTGATGTTGTATCTCGTTTATATACTCAAAGAGATGTAAACAAATTTGATGGTAGAGGTTCTGCTTATGGTTATTTGAATGGCCGTATTAAATTCCGTATTCTAGATGCGTTTAAAGCAAATCCAGTATGGGTTGAGAACTTTGAAAATATTGATGTTGAAGGATTAGAAGGTAAAGCTACACGCCAGGTTGCTACAGAAGAAGTAGAAACAGAAGTTGTACAACCAGCTGTTATTGAGACAGTTACTGAACCTAGTATAAGTACTAAACCGGAATATAAAAACCTTATTAGAAGACGCGTAGTTGAACCTGAGGTTATTAAATCTATTGAGGGTAAAGTACTTAGAACCATACGTCTTTTAAAATCTCGCATTGATGCTGAGGTAAGTAAGAATGTTACCGTCACTCCTATTATTAAGGAGATTAAGAATGAAATGGGTAAGCAGGCTGACATTGACCTTAAAACAGCAATGGGCGGTAAAAAAGACGGCGAACTTCGTAAATTCTTGTTGCGCAATAAAGCGGCTATTCTTGAAAACATGTCTACCACATGGTTAAGCACGGCTATGCCTATTGCTATTCAAAAAAGCGTTGATGGTGTATGGACAAGTGATTGGAAAGGTAAAAAGATTGATAGAGAAAAAACAACTACTGATTTAGCTGGTAGAACTTCTGGTGCCGACTTAGTAAGACGTTTACCTAGAGCTGCTATTGTTATATCTGATGCAGACTTTTTAGCCACTATATTACAACCAGATGGCAATCCTATTAGAGGTAAAAAAGAATCTTTAGCTAAAGCAATGGCTGAAGAATTGTCATTTGATATTATTAAAGAAGCACTTCAAGATCCTAATAGCCCTATAGCTCAAGCATTTATTGAAAATCAACAGCGTAAAGGAGTTGAAAATGCTGAAAACTTAGGGCCAGAATTTGTAAGACAGTCTGAAAGAGGCAATGTTAAATATTCTATCACTAAGAAGCAGCAAGACAATTATAAAAAATCTACTGTTGGTGAAATTCTTTTTAATATTGATGCAAAACGTAAATTTTATAATAACACAATAGATGAAACGTTAAAGGGACAATTTGGAAAAGAAAACGGCACATACAATCTTAAAAACGAAGAAGATTTATATAAATTTATAAATATATTTAAAGAAAAGATTGCTCCTTATTTCCCAAAAGAATTTTTCTTCCGCGAAAATTCTCTTTATACAAGTTTAATGGGGAATGCTGATAGCCACGGTATGAGAAAAAATACCGAACAATTTAAAAAGTTCCGTGATATTATTAAAGCGGAAATAGGGCTAGATGAAAAAAATAATTCTATACCTGGGGTTAAGGCTATAAAATGGGGTGAGCCTCTTAAAAATTTAGAAGGATACCGCATTAAAGGTAAAAATGGAAAACTTCTTACGCAAGAAAATATTTTAGAAACAGAAAAAGAATTAGAGGGATACATGAAAGCGGGGGATGTGCTCCGCTATAATAGAATGGTTGAAACCATGCATAGAGAAATGTGGTTAAGATTTAATTCTATTATTCAAGAAGAAATGAAAGACCCTAATTCAAACGGCGAAGCAGCAAGATTTATAGGAACTTACATAGCTTCTTCACACAGTGATTCGAATCATCCGCAAAGAATGGGTGCAGGAATAGCTGGTTATTCTAAAGGATATGGTACGTCTGAAAATATTATAAAAGAGCATGCAAGCCCAAACTCTTTTATTGGCAGAATTTTGCTAGAAACAGCGCTGCAAAAACCAAATCCACTTACAGATTTTGAAAGAGATTATAGATTTATTACAAGAAATTATGTTCTAATAGCTTTCAAAAAAGAATTTAATAAAATATTAGATGCAACAAATCTTAAGGAGGCTATGCCTGCTGGCTATGATCCTATAAATGGAAATTATGGCGAAAGATATTTTAATAAAGAAACCGGATTAAACCCAGAGGAGCTTATTTTAATGTCTGGCAACTCATATGCTTCGGTAGCTGGTGTTGATGAAAACGGTAAATACATTAGCGATAAGCTAATTGACTTTATTAAAAATACATCGGACGAAAGGTTTGCAAAAATTATTAAAGACTTTAAAAGCAAAAATGAAATAGTAAAATCTAAAATATCTAGCGCATTAGCTCAAACTGCTTTAATAGAAGATAGATTTGTCAACGGTCAAAGAAAGTATTCTAAAAGCTTCCCTCCAGCACAAGTATTAAACAATGAGTTTAATAACATGCTTGAGCGCGGCAGTGGCATATCCGCTGAGCAACAGTTTTCTAGAATTAGAGGTCAGCTAGCCGGTAAAGGTAAAGGCCGATTTAAATTCTTTATTGCACCCGGTGCAGACGATTTTAGAGGATTAGTGCATTACGCTTTTGCTGGTAAAGGAGCTCAAGGAGATAAGGACATGGCGTTCTTAGAAAAGAACCTTATGGAACCTTACTTTAAAGGTATTGCTGCTATCGATACTATGCGCCAAGTAATTAAGCGCGAGTTTAAGGTTGTTACAAAAGAATTCCAAGCAGAATATAAAATGCTTAGTGAGCCTATTCCGGGTAGCCCATTTACATATGACCACGCTCTTCGCGTTTATATGTGGGCATCACAAGGCACTAAAATTCCTGGGCTTAGTGCTGAGGACCAAGCGTTATTAGAAAATGCAATCTTAGATAACCCTCAATTAGCCGACTTAGGTGAGGCGCTAATGATTGTTGGCCGCAAAGAAACATGGCCTAAACCGTCCGAATTTTGGGAAGGTGATTCTGTATTAGCAGACCTTAACAGCATGACCGAAAAAATTGGGCGTAAAGAAATTTTAGCTCAATTTATTACAAATGCCGATGCCCTCTTTAGCGAGGAAAACCTTAATAAAATTGAAGCAATCAAGGGTCGTGCACATCGTGAAGCCATTGAGGACGCTTTATATTCTATGAAGAGTGGGGTAAACCGCCCTTCTGGTGCAAACCGACAAATGAATAAATGGTTGAATTGGATTAATGGTTCTACCGGAGCAATCATGTTCTTCAACCGTCGTTCTGCATTGCTGCAGATGTTATCGTTCACCAACTTTATTAACTGGTCTGATAACAATCCTGCTAAAGCAGCGATGGCATTTGCTAATCAAGCTCAATACTGGAAAGACTGGGTATATATATTTAATTCAGATAAACTAAAAGAACGTCGTGGCGGTTTGAAGCAGGATGTTAGTGATTCTGAAATTGCTCAGGTTGCAGGACAATCTAAAAATAGCCCACAAGCAATTCTTGCTTACCTATTAAAAATTGGTTTTACACCAACACAGATAGCGGATAGTATGGCAATTGCTACTGGTGGTGCAAGTTATTACCGTAACCGTGTAAATACTTATTTAAAACAAGGTAAGTCGGTTAAAGAAGCTGAAGAGCAAGCTTTCATGGATTTCAGTAAAGTATCCGATGAAGCACAGCAGTCATCTGATCCAGCATTGGTATCACAACAGCAGAGAAGCGTTTTAGGACGCCTTGTGCTAGCTTTTGCGAATACTCCTATGCAATACACTCGTTTGATGAAAAAGGCTGGTCAGGATCTTATAAATGGCCGTGGTGACTGGAAGACAAACGTAAGTAAGATTGCTTATTACGGATTTGCACAAAACTTTATATTTTCAGCTTTGCAGAGTGCATTATTTGCTTTAATGTTTGACGACGAAGAGGAAGACGAA